CGGGCTGACTCATCCACCGGCCGGGTCGGGTGGAGACAACGCGGGGCGTCGTGCCATTGTCGGCTTGTGTGGGGGCGGGTAACTACCACTGTGGGCGCGTTGGCCTTGGGTTATGGGAATGCGTGGACCGATGCCGAAGGCGACGAGCCTTCAGGTGGACGAGGAGCAGGACGCTCCAATCTTGAAGGCCTTTGATGCGTGGTCGAAGGTGCTCGATAAGGCGATCGCTGAGGTTGAGGCCGCGGATGCGTTGGTGAAGCGTACGCCGAATGGTCTTGAGCAGAAGATTCCCGAGCTGAATATTTTGGCGGATGCTACGAAGCAGATTTTGGCGTTGGCGGCGCAGCTCGGCCGCACGCCAGCTGCCAGGGTGAGGCTTGGTGCTGAGTCTGAGCCTGAGGGTGAGGACGATCCTGCCCTTCCGCCGTTGCCGGTGCGTAAGCGTGTCAAAGCGCGCGCTTAGTATTTTTGACGCGCCCCCGGATTTTGAGACGGAGGGCCTGCGCGTCGCAGCGTTCATCGAGCGGTATTGCCGCCATTCCAAGGGGGAGTGGGCTGGTGATCCGATTGTGTTGGAGGCGTGGCAGCGTTGGGCGTTGAACGAGATTTTTCGCACGGATCCGGAGACGGGGTATCGGTATTGGCGGCAGGTGTTGTGGATGATTCCGCGCAAGAACGCCAAGAGTACGATCATTTCGGGGTGTGGCCATTACTTGTTTGGGTTTGATGGGGAGGGTGGCCCGGACGGTTATTCGGGTGCGTGGGGTACGGAGCAGGCTGGGATTACGCTTGAGGCGGCGAAGGCGATGCTTTTGATGAGTCCGACGCTGAATAAGCGCATGTTGCCGTACGCGAAAGAGATTCGGTTGCGGTCGCGTAAGGGCGAGTCGGGTGCGGTGTGGAAGGTGGTGTCGAAGCTTGCGGATATGCAGCAGGGCACGAACCCGCATTTTGCGTTGATTGACGAGTATCACGTTCATAAGCGCAGCGACTTGTTTGATGCGTTCAAGCGTGGTACGCAGGCCAGGCGTCAGCCGCTGATTTTGATCATCACCACAGAGGCTGACGATGCTACCGGGCCGCTTGGCTCAATGCAGGCCGGTTTCGCAGCGCATGCGGAGCGCGTGACGCCGTATCTGACGGTTGCGCGCGATCATCGTTCGCGTTCGTTGATGCTGCGCTGGGGGTTGCAGCCGGATGAGGAAGTTGATATTGAGGATCCTGCGGTGGTGCGGGGTTGCAATCCTGCTGGATGGTTGGATCCTCAGCGGTTGATTGACGAGTACCTGCACCACCCGGGGGCGTTGGAGTCGGAGTTTCGCAGGTATCACCTGAACCAGCTTGTGACGAGTGAGGAACAGCCGATCAAGCCCGAGGAGTGGGACGCGTGCTACGAGCCCGAGTTGCGAGTCCCGGACTACGCGCTCACGTACAGCGCTACCGATCTGGGCTTCACGGGGGACTGGTCGGCGCATGTGCTTGCTGGGAAGGTCGAGGGGCGCGTGGTGTTGCAAGGCCGCGCGTGGGAGCCGCCTGGGGAGGGGCAAGAGATCGCGATTCGTGCGACGGTCGACGAGTACGCGCGGCAGGAGGCTGAGCGGGTGCAGATGGCGCACATGCTGGTGGACAAGTGGAACGCTCGCCTTTTGATGCAGGACTGGCAGATGGACGGCCTGCCGGTTGGGTTGTTCGGGATGGAGAACGAGTTCATGTGCCCCGCCAGCCAGGCGTTCCTGGAAGCGGTGCGAAACAAGACGATCGCGCATGACGGCGATCCTGAGCTTCGCCGGCACGTGTTGAACATGCGTAAGCAGTCCACTGGGCACACGTCTTGGAAGTTCTCGAAGCACCCCCGCAACGATGAGACCCTACCGGAGGGTGGGCATTTCAAGACGGATATGGGGTTTTGTGCGGTGGCTGCGGCGTATCAGGCGGTTTCTGACCCGGGTGGGGGGATCGGGGTTGCGGGTATCTAGGTAGGTAACTACCCCCGCGGTGTGGTGGGGCCGTTGCGTGAGCTTTCTTCGACGCGACTATAGCCCGGGTGACGTGTTGCTCGTTCACCTGTCCGATAACTCGACGGTGAAAGGCTCGTTTGTGCGCGAGGGGCGCACGTTTCTGCGCCTCGCCAGGCACAGCATCGAGGGTAACGGCGTGCTGGTGGCGTCCGCTGCTGAGAGCGTGTTGGTGCCGCGTGCGTTGGTGAAGTTGATCGAGGTCGTTGGCCGGTGATCATCGAAACACAGCGGGGCGCGTTGAGCGTGACGGCGAAGCCGCGTGACCCGTATGGGGCGTATTCGACGCTAGCGCAGGACACGTTTTCGGGGCAGAACGTCACTCCGCAGGGCGCGCTGGCGTTGAGTGCGGTGTATGGCGCGGTGTCGCTGATCGCGAATGCGTGCGGGACGATGCCGCTGGAGATCGTGGACGAGCGCGCAGATGGCGATCGGCGAAAGGTCAGCGGAGGACGGCTGGCAGCGATGCTGCGCTACCGCCCAAACGAGGACATGAGCGGCGCGGTGTTGTGGACGCTGGTGTACGCGCACATGCTCTTGTGGGGCAACGCGTACCTCGCGAAGATCCGCAACAGCATGGGGGAGGTGGTGGAGCTCTTTCCCATCCACCCGCAGTACGTGAGCCCCTACCGCCGGGCTGAGGATGGGCGCAAGACGTTTCGGGTGCGGATGATGAGCGGCACCGAGTGGATCGAAGCGGACTACGACAAGCGCGACATTCTGCACGTGATGGGTCCGAGCTTCGATAGCGGGATTCAGGGTGCTAGTCCCATTGCGGTGATGCGTAACACGTATGGGCGGCACTTGGCGCAGTCGGAGTACCAGTCGCGATTCTTCCAGGACGGACTGTCAATACAGGGTGCGATTGTTACGCCAGAGCGCCTGAACCCGGATGCGGTGGCACGTATCAAGCAGATGTGGCGCCAGGACCACTCCGGTGCGGAGAACATGTGGGGCATTAGCGTCCTGCATAGTGGTTCGCAGTTTGTGCCGGTGTCGATGAGTCCTGAGGATGCCCAGTTCATCGAAACGATGCGGTGGGGTCACACCGAGGTTGCTACGGCATTCAACATTCCCGCTAGCCGTCTGAACGGTGAGGGGTCTTCGCTGACGTACGCGAACCAGGGACAGGACGATCTATTCCTGTTCAAGCAGACGTATCACCCGCGCATTGTGCTGTGTGAGATGGCTCTGAATCTGGACGATGACTTGTTCGGTTATACGAGTGCGTGGGTGCCTCGTTTCAACACCGATGCGGCGTTGCGCGCGGACGTTGAGACGCGATTCAAGGTGTACGAGTCGGGCCGGCGGATGAAGGCGTACAGCGCGAACGATGTGCGGCGGATGGAAGGAATGGAACCCCGTGAAGGGGGCGACGATTACGACGATGGGGCCACGGCTGCGGAGTCTGTGGTTGGGGGTGGTAGTGGTGCGTCCGATTGAGGAATTGCTGGAGATTCGCACGGGCATTCCGGCGGTCGAGATCCGTAGCAAGATGGACGGAACGCGCAGCGATCCCCGGTGTTGGAATGCGCCGCTGATCGTCACACGCAGCGAGAAGACCGAAGCGCGCGCCACAGACGAAGACGAGCAAGCACCAGCTGGCGCGGGCGAAATGCGTCTACGCGGCTACAGCGCCGTTTTCGACTCAGACTCGGAACTGCTGTTCGGTTTCGTGCGAGAGCAGATCAAGCGCGGCGCGTTCAAGAACGTACTCAAGCGCGGGCCAGATGTGCGCCTCCTAGAGAATCACGAAGGCCGCCCACACGCGCGCACCACGAACGGCACACTGAAACTCGAGGAAAAGCCACGCGGACTGTTCCGCGATGCGCTGCTCGACTCGCGCCGCCAGGACTCGCGCGACCTGTACCACGGCGTTGAGCGGGGCGACTATTCCCAGTCCAGTTTCGCTTTCACCGTCGCGCGTGACGAGTGGCGCACCTGCGGCTGTGTGGAGCAAGACAACTACGCCGGCTGTTCGTGCGAGTGGGAGCGAGACATTCGCGAGATCGGCGAACTGCTCGACGACAGTGTAGTTACGTACCCGGCTTACCCCGACACGACTGTAACGGTCGCTCGTGAAAACGAGACCGAGGGGGAGCGGGCAGCGCTGGCTAGCGACGAGGAGCAGCGCGACACGGCCCCTGATGGTGATGCGTCGACAAGTGTTGACGCGAGTGACCCCGACGAAAACGCAGTGCTGCTGAGGCAGTGGCTGCTCACTCAAGGGGTTACTAATGAGTCAGGCACTGAAGGAGGCGCGACAGCGCGCTATTGACGAGCTGAACAAGCTCGCCGAGGTGGGGGAAACCCGCAAGTGGAGCGACGAGGAGCGCGAGCGCGTTTCCGAGCTTCGCGCCGAAATCGCCGATCTGGACGAGCGCATCTCGCTGCTCGATGAGATGCGCGATCGCAAGCCAGCCGAGGAAGCCCCTGCCGCTGCTGAGGCGAAGCCCGAGATTCGCGACGTCGCCAAGCAGGCCGCACCGAGCGTCGAGGTCACACAGCGCAGCGCCTACCAGGATCCCAAGCAGTCCTGGTTCCGTGACGTTGCAACCCTGCGCGACCGCACCGTGAGCAATGCGGACGTAAAGGAAGCCCGCGAACGCCTAATGGGCCACTACGAGGCCGAGGGGCAGGAAGGTTCGTACCGCGAGGTACGCGCACTGAGCGCCGGAACCGACGCTGAGGGTGGCTACCTCGTTGCTCCTGCTCACCTGCAGGACAAGTTCATCGAGTACCGCACCGCTGGTGTGCCGGTCACGCAGCTGGTCAGCAAGATGCCGCTGCCGCCAAAGACCGACCAGATCAACATGCCAAAGCAGGACGGCGCTACCGCCGTCGCGGTCCACACCGAGAACAACGACGCGCAGGAAACCAGCGCAACGTTCGCGACGGTGCAGGCCAGTGTACTGCGGTATGCGGGCGCTCAGACGATGCCGAACTTCCTGCTGCAGCGTTCGCTGCCTGGTGTGGATGAGATCGTTATGCGCGATCTCGCTCGCCAGCTGGCGGTGAAGGTCAATACCGACATCATCGGTGGCACCACTCCCGAGGGTATCCTGAACGCTGACGGTATCGGCACCGCCACAGCAACCGCTGGAACCGCGACGTTCGGTGATCTGTGGCCCGCGCTCGTGAACGCCATCTACGACGTGACCGCCGCCCACTACGTCGGCCGTCCCGAGGCGATCGTGATGCACCCGCGCCGCTGGGCTTGGCTGCTCGGACGCCTCGATGCGGACACCCGACCGTACGTCGGTTCGATCAACCCGTGGAACAGCCCCGCTGCGCTGCAGAACGTCGGACAGGGCCGCACCGAAGCAGCAGCACTCGTTGCCGGTGAGATCCTGGGCGTCCCGGTGTACCTGGACGCGAACATCCCAACGACGCTCGGATCGGGCACGGACGAGGATCGCATCATCGTTGGTGTGTTCAGCGAGGCGTACCTGTTCGAGGCCGCTCCGCAGTTCGCGGTGTCGACCGAAGCACAGTTCAAGAAAGACCAGACAATCGCAAGGGTAACCCAAGATATTGCTTTCACCGCAGAGCGATACCCTGGCGCATTTAGCGTGATTTCGGGAACCGCGCTCAATGACAGCCCGTGATCTGTTGGTAGGCTCAAGGTAAAAAGGGGGGGTGACCCGCACGGGTCACCCCCCCTTTTTACATGAGGCGGAGCTGATCGTTAGCGCTGCGGTTGCCCTTGCGCATGTTGCATAGCGGATGCGATACCGCGACGTTGGCATAACTGTGATCGCCGCCGAGCGACACGGGGACTAGGTGATCTAGGTGCCAATCATCGGGATCTGCGCGCTTACCACAGATGTGGCACTTTCCGTTGTCGCGCGCCCATACTATGGCGGGGTCTACTGCCTCGCGGATTTCGGCACCGCGAATGCGGGCCTTACGCACGCGATTCCAGCGCTTCCAGTTTGCGCGTGATTGTTCGGGGTTCTCGGAGCGGCGCTTGCGGACTGTTTGGTTTACGTGCTCGCGATTTGCCTCTTGCCATGCGCGTGTCCTGGCAATGCAGGCTTCCCGGTTCTGCTCCCGGTACACACGTACGGTTTGAGCCCTGCGCTCGGGGTTCTTCTCGCGGTACACGCGGGATCGTTCTCGTTCCCGTTCACGGAAGGCCGGGTCCTCGGATTTCTTTGCACGGCGAGCACGATCTTTTTCCCGGATACATTCGACGCAGTAGTTTAGGCGGCCGTCTCGCATCTTCGGATGTCGGTGGTACCGGTCAAGCGGCTTCGTAATTCCACACCCGCGGCAGGTCTTGCTGGTATTGTTCTGCATGTCGTCGCTCCTGGTTAGCGGTGGCCTGGGCTCGGGGTGTTTGCGCACCGCCGGGCCCTCTTATTTTCGCATCCTTGTCGGACGTTTTTGGTGCGGGCCTAGTTACCTAGTTACGGTGCTGGTGCTGGTGCATGACTGATTTGCCGAGGGATGAGGTTGGTGCGTTGAAGCGTGAGATGGCTGGGTGTCTCGCTCAGCGTCCGGAGCGCGCGAAGGAGATCGTGGCGCAGCTTGCTTCGCGGGGTGTGAAGGTCACGCTGCCGGCTGGTGTTGAAACGCGCGAGTTGTCACCGGGTGGGACGACTCGTAAGAAGGCGGGTTAGTTGTGGCGGCTGGGGATCTGACAACCCTGGCGGAAGTTCGTGCGTTTATGCGGTTGAGCGATTCGTCGCAGACTGACATGGATACCGAGCTGACGGCGTTGATTACGCAGGCTAGTGCGGCGATCAAGCGGTATACGCAGCGTGAGTTCGCTCCTCAGACCGCTGCGGGTGTGGCGCGCAAGTTTCGCTATTACGGTGGTGGTGCGTTGTGGTTCTCGAGCGAGGGGGCGTATGACGCTGCTGCTGTTACGGCGGTGTCGATTGATACGGAAACCTCCAGCCCACTGGCGCTCACCGTTGATGAGGACTATTTCCTTTTCCCACGTAATGCGCCGAATGGTGTGTATGAGGGGATGGAGCTTCGCAATATGTCGCCGCAGGGGCGGCATAGCGGGGTGGATTATCGTCCGTGGCGCCAAGTTACCGTGACGGGAACTTGGGGTTTCGCGAGTGTGCCGGACGATGTGGAGTTGGCCGCGCAGATGCAGGTTGCGTACTTGTATCGCCAGCATTCATCGGTCCCAGGACGTGATTTGTCTGGTGAGGGGGAGCGGTTTGGGCCGATGGCTTGGGCGCCTGGTGTGGTGCAGTTGCTTGCGCCGTACCGGATTTATGGTACGGGGGGCCGGGTCTAGGTGGCGCGTGGCTTACGTATTGATGTTGATGGGTTGCGGGAGCTTGGCGCGGATTTGCGCGAGTTTGAGCGCCGCTTGCCGCTAGCTATTCGCGCGAGCTTGCGTGGTGATGGTGGTGGTGCGCTCGCTACGGAAATGAAGATGCGCGCGCCGAGCCGCTCGGGGACGCTGCGTAGTGGTATTGGTGTGTACGTTGACGGTGATGGGGCGATGGTTGGGTATCGTGGCGCCGCGGCGAAGTTCAGTGGTGTGGCTGGTGCGCGTGATCAGCGTGGAGCGTGGGTGGAGTCTGGAACGAAGCCCCACACGATTCGCGCGAAGAATGGTGGCGCTCTGCTGCTTGGCGGGAAGTTCGTAGAGGAAGTACACCATCCTGGGTCGCGTGGGCAGGGCGTCGCTCAGAAGTCGATCAGGAGCGCGAAGTGGGAAGTGCTCGCTGATGTTGTCGACCAGTTGGATCGCATCGCATGAGCACTGTCACACAGGACGCGCGTACCGCGCTCGCCGCGAAACTGGATGACCAGTTCAGTGTGGTACGGAAGTACGATTCGCAGGATATTCACGGATCAAGCTATGTAACGATCGGGTCGCCGGATTGGCAGCTACGCGAGCAGCCGGAGCAGCCGGATCAGCAGTACGGCGTAGCGAGCATCAGCTTCCCGATTCATTGCTACACGCTGATAGACGCGGCGGACGCCTCGCAGGCGTATGTGGACGCGAACTTTCACAAGGTGTTGGCGGCGCTTGGTGGTGATCGTACGCTGGGCGGGAAGGTTCCGTCGTGCGATTTGGAGTCTGCTGTGAGTACGTCGTATTGGCGTACAGAGTCGGGGCAGATGTATGCGATTACCACGTTTGTGGTGGTTGTGACGCCGTTCGCGAACGTCGCGTAGTAACTACCCGGTGGGGGGGTGGTGTCCGGGGGTGAAGAGTGTTCCCTGCCGGAAGGTGTACGGATGAGCGCAGAAGCGCCCCTTACGATTCGTGACGTAGACGAAGCCCTTTTTGAGGTCGCGGCGAGTGCGGATGTTAGTAGGCGTGCTGCGATTGGGTTGCCGGGGGAGTGGCGTGATCGTGAGTCGCGGTTTCCGGCTGTGGTTGGTGCTGATTGTGTTGTGCGCGAGTTCGCGAGGGTGCAGGCTGGGTGTGAGCGGGAAACGCTGATCGGGGCGCGCTCGCTGCTGATGGCTGGTTCCCATGTGGGCCATGACGCGCATGTTGGGGAGGATTGTGAGCTTGCGCCGAACTGTGTGGTTGGTGGGCTTGTAACGCTCGGGGATCGCGTGAAGGTCGGGCTGGGCGCCGTGATCCTGCCTCATGTTACGGTGGGTTCGGACGCGCGGATCGGTGCGGGCGCGGTTGTTACGAAGGATATTCCGCCTGGTGAAACGTGGGTGGGGAATCCGGCGCGGCGTTTGCATACGTGGAGTGGCGTGTGAATCGCGTGGTGCTGGTTGGTGCGGGGTCGTGGGGCGCGAAGCTAGCCGCGCGGCTGGTGAAGCCGGATGTGCCGTTTATGCTTGCGGGGGTTGTGGATCAGAACCACACTCGTGCGGAGGCGCTTGCGCACGCTTCGGGGTGTGGCTGGTATGGCGCGCACAATCTTGAGGCCGCGGCGCGGTGGACGGATTGGGCGATTGTTGCTATCCCACCCGGCGATGAGCGGCAAGTGGTGTGTGAGGAGTTGCGCGCGCTCGGCGTCTACAACATTCGCGTGGAGAAACCGCTGGTGGAGGATCCCCAGTATGTGGATACCGTGGGGCATCAGACATTGTTCGCGCCGGAGGGGCGCTTGTTTGCGGAGATTGTGCGCGCGGGCCGGGTCGCGCGGTGGGAGTCGTATCGTTCGAGTAGCCGGCCGAGTGGGTGGGGGCCGTGGGTTGATTTAGCGGTGCATGATATTGCGTTCCGTATGTGGGTGGATTCGCGGATCGTGGGGGAGCATCGTGCGGAGTACACCGCGCCTGGTGTGATGCCTGAGCGGTGGACGCGGGTGGAGTTTGAGCATGGCCCTGCGGTAACGCTTGATGAGGCGCGGCGCGTGGTTGGGTGGGGCAAGGCGCGCGTGGCGTTTGCGGGCACGCCCGACCCGTTGGGTGTGGAGTTGCGTGCGTGGGCGCGTGGCGAAACGGTTGATCTTGGGCTCGCTAAGGACGCGGCCGATGAGGCGCTTGATTTGGCTGGGAGGGCAGCATGAAGCTGATCGCAATTGTGTCGTGGTGGGACGAGTCACCTACGTGGCTAATGGCCTGTATTCATAGTCTGACCCGGATCGGTGTGGATCATTTGGTGGCTGTGGACGGCGCGTATCCTGGTGTTGAGGGGGGCACGCGGTGGAGTGGTGTGGAACAGTCGGAAGCGGTGCAACTCGCTGCGGACGCTGCGGGCATCGGGTTGACACTGCATCGTCCAGACGAGTTGTTAGCGGAGCGTGAGAAGCGCTCGTTGTGTTTCCGTCTTGCGGGCGCGATTGGTGAACCCATGAGTGACTGGGTGACGGTCATTGACGCGGACGAGGTGATCGCTAACGAGTTCGATGTGAAAGCGTGGCTCGCTACCGGTGACGCTGAGCGTGACCATGTTGGTGGCGCGAAAATGATCGAGAGCATCGACCCTGCCACCACCGAGGGGAAGAACAATACGCCTCATACGCCGGGGTTGTATCGCAATATGGATATCCCCGCGCGGGGTGAGCAGTGGTGTAGCCGGTTTTGGCGGTTGATGCCGGAGATGTGGGTGCAGGACAATCACTACTCGTATCATGGGCGGGACGTGGATGGTGTGGTGTGGAATCTACGTCCTGATATCGCTGGTGCGAGTGTGGGGCGCGCGGCTGGTGTGTTGGTGCCGGAGTTCCCGGTTTTGTTTGAGCATCGCGATCCGTGGCGTACCGCGCATCGGCGGCGGGTGAAGCGGGAGTATTACGACATTCGTAATGCGGGTGAGTGGGAGCGTGTTCCTGAGGAGCGTCGCTACAACCCGCACGAGCGCGTGGCGGTGGATGAGGACACTCTCCGCGCCGTAACTACCTAACCATTGCCGCTGGGCACGCTTGGAGGTGCCAAGCGCGTGACGAAGGCGGCTAAGTCATCTAAGAGCGATACGGACATGGTGTGCCTGGAACTGAACCCAGGTAGCGCCGTGGATGTCTTGGGCGATCCGCCCGTGCTTTGGGTTGGCATGTTTCGTGACTTCACGAAGGCCGAAGCGAAAGGTCTTCTCGCGCTTCGTAATGAGCACGGCACCCCACTTTGTCGTATTCGCAGCGTGGGGGCTGAGTAGTGTCGCAGACCGCGAGCAATATCGTTCTTCCGGGGCCTTGCCTCATCTACATCGCAGCGTATTCAAGCTCGGCGCTTGAGGCGGCTCCCGCGTCTTCCGTTGCGAAGGGCACCGCGTGGGGCGGTGGGTGGACCGAAGTGGGGTTCACTCAGGGCGGCGTGGTTCTGAAGCCAGAGGTTGAGCATCTTACGCCCGACTTTGACCAGATCAACGCGCCAGTGGTGGATTTTATCACCGCGCAGCGCGGGATGGTTACTTTCGCGGCTGGCGAGGCGACCCTTACGAATATCAAGCAGGCGCTCGGTTACGGAACGGTAACGTCTGGGTCTACCGAGTCTTCGCTTGGGGTGAGCGCCACAGATGGCTTCCCGACGTACTACACCGTGGGCTTCGAGTGTTATGCGCCTGGCGCAACGTCTTCGAGCGCTAAGTATCGCCGCGCGATTGTTTGGAAGGCGCTTCCCAAGAACGAGCTTGAGTTGAAGGCGGACAAGAACGAGACGCAGCTTGTGGCTTACTCGTTTGAGGCTCGTTACGAGTCGCAGGCGGCCAGCACAGAGCGTCTGTGGAAGCTCATTGACCGCCAGGTCTAGCCGGTAAATCCATAGGCCAGGGAGGCCGCTTGTGAATGCAGGGACGTACGACCCATTTGCGATGGAAAAGCCGAAGCTGTGTCTTGGCGAGCATGGCGAGTGGTTGCTTGGCGACCTCACGGATTCGCGCGAAGCTGCGATTGGTGAAGCAATCAAGAAGCTTCACGACGTGGAGAGCCAGTCGGAGATCACAACGAAGGATTTCGCGCTGGCTGTTGGGGGGCTTTGCGAGGCCGCCTGCGAGAACGGGTCTGGGATCGCTGCGCTGCTCGTTGCTCTGTCAGATGAGGAGAAGCACGGCGACAAGGCGCTTGGCGCGAAGGCGTTGCGTGGTGCGTCTGACTTTATCTTTGAGTGGTACATGGGTGAGGCCACGGCGGGGGAAGGCTAACGCCGGAGGATGTGCAGGCTCTTGTCATCTTCCGGCACGCTTTCGGCATGGACCGCGCTTCGGTCGCCGCGCTACCTATTTGGGAGCGCGAGGTTCTGTTTAGCGCAGGGAAACACATCATGGGGCTCGGTGAGCAGGAGCCAAGTGTTCCCGGCCTTTCAAGCAGTGAGGTCGCGGCCATCCTTGGTGGGTGAGTCCTGATGGCTTCCTCGTACGACTTGCTGGTTCGGGCGCGTGGTGATTCTAGGGACGCGCAGAAGTCGCTGAGGGATTTGCAGGCGGCGAGTCAGCGCTTCAATAGTGGGTTTGGGCGCCACATGAAAAGCGCCGCGAAGTGGGGCTCGGTTGCGTTGGGCGCTGGGCTTGCGGCAACGGTGAAAATCGGTGCTGCTGAGCTTGCGGAGGCCGCGAAGGTTGGTGCTCAGACGAATGCGGTGATCCGCTCGACGGGTGGTGCTGCTGGGTTTTCGCGTAAGGAGTTCGAGAAGCTCGCATCGTCGCTAATGAAGGTGAGTGGCGTTGATGACGAGGTTATTCAGAGTGGCGAGAATCTGCTTGCGACGTTTGTGAAGGTGAAGGGGAAGGCGTTTGATGGTGCTACTCGTGCGGCGCTAGATATGAGTGTTGCGCTGGGTGAGGATCTGAATTCTTCGGTGATGCGGATCGGTAAGGCGTTGAATGATCCGATCAAGGGTGTTACTGCTTTGCGGCGTGTTGGGGTGCAGTTGACGGCGCAGCAGGAGAAGCAGATCAAGTCGTTTGTGAAGCAGGGCGACGTGATGCGGGCGCAGAAGGTGATTTTGCGCGAGCTGAATACGGAGTTTGGGGGTAGCGCGAAGGCGTTCGGGCAGACTGGTCCGGGGCAGATTGAGAAAGCTAAGCGCGCGTTTGAGGAGTTGGCTGCGAATCTCACGGGGCGGGTGGCTCCGTCGTTTGGGACGGTGGCGCGTGAGGCTACGCAGGTTATTCAGTCGATTGATCGGTGGTCGCGTACTGCTGATGGTGCGGCGGCGTTGGATCAGGCGCGGTATGCGGCTGAGCAGTTTGGTGGCGCGCTGCGGTTGGTTGGTCGGGGTGGTGTGGAGGTTGCGCGTGGCGCGGCACAGATGAGTGGCACTTTGTTGCCGTTGGCGGGTGCGGTGCTTGGTGCGGTTGCTGGTTATAAGGCGTACAAGACGGCTGTGGATGGCGCGAAGGCCGCTCAGTTGGCTTTCAATGTTGCGTCGAAGGGCAACCCGATTGGGTTGGCGGTGGGTGCTGCTGCGGCGTTGGGTACGGCATTTTTGGCAACGAAGATGCGGATGTCGGAGTCCGAGAAAGCCATTCGCGCAAACGAGCGCGCAATGAAGGATCTACGCGCCCAGGCATCAGCGCAGATTGATCTTGAGCTTGCGATGGAGTCTGGGAATGTTGCATTGCAGCGCGCCACCGTTGAGTACCAGCGTGCCGGTGTTGCCGTTAGGAATACGAAAAAGGGAACGAAGGAGTATCGCGAGGCGGTGTTGCAGCAGCGCGAAGCCCTGGTCGCTGTGAAGCAGGCACAACGCAGCGCGGACAAAGCCACCGACGAGTACAACAAGAGTCTTCGCAAGTCCAAGACCGAAGCTAAAGAGGTTACAGACAGACACCGCGCGTTGGTGGCTGAAAAGCGGCGCCTCGTTGCGATCCTGACACAAGACACATCGAAGTTTCGTATGGGATCCGCCGAGCTGGCAAAGCACAACACCGAGGTTCGCCTTGCCGCACGCCGGTACCAGGAAGTTGTGCGCGAGTTGAAGCGAACTGGCCCGGCTGCGTCTGAGGCCGCTCGTAAGTTCGACCTGATGACCGGGAAGGCGCTTGCCGGTGGCGCTGGGTTCGCGAAGATGCGCCGGCAGATGCAGCAGTTGAATGATGAGATAAATGCAATTCCGTCGTCCAAGACTTTTACGCTCAACATCGTCAAGAAATACAGCGGGATTAGCAACCCCTTCAAAGGCCCCGACGTACTACAACCCAAGAGCGGTATTCGCGGGGCGATGGGGAGCCGCATGGTTGGCCCGTTCCTTGGCGGCAAACAGACAGGTATCAACAGCCTCGGCCAGATCATCGGTGTGGCAAGCGCAGCCGACGCGCTTGAGTACGCAAACCTTCTGAATGACCCCACGGCAGAATTCTTGCAGGGCCGCGTTCAGATGAACCAGTACCTACTGAACCAAGCGATCCAGAACCAGACAAAGCTCCCGGCGCGTATCGCCGCGCTACGCGCCGAAATAAAGAAACTATCGAACGAAATTCGGAAGCTGAATAGGCTGCGTAAGAAGACCGAGAGCGCGAAGCGTCGTAAGCAGCTCGCGAAGATGATCAAGGCGAAAGCTAAGCGCATCCAGAAGCTCAAGGAGAGGATTGAGAAGCTCACGGGCCAGTTGGAGCAGTTGCCGCAGGATATTTTGCAGATCGCTTCTGATATCGCGTCTGACCAGGATGCGATAGAGGATATGGGCGCGGGCGGCGCCGCTGGTGGTAGCGGCGGTAGCGGCGGTGGTAGTGGTGGTGGGTTGGCCGCGGTCCTTGGTCAGCTTGTTTCGAGTGGGTATCAGGTGTCGTTTGCTGATGGGTCGCAGAGCAGCGGAACGGTTGGTCCTGGTGCAGCGAAGTCCTCAAGCGGCGCGGCGCGTGGCGGAACGACCATCATTGTAAACGCCGCGGGATCCGTCCTCAACGACCCACACGCGCTCGCCGGCCGCCTAGCGTGGGAATTACGCAATCGCGACCTCGCAGGGAGAATGTAAATGCCCGCCTACCAGCCCCGCGCAGACAGAGACGTAGTGTATTTCGACGGCGCGGCCGTAAACACCATCAGCCTCTTCCGAAAAAACGTCGGCATAAGCATCGACAGCATAGAAGGCTGGGAGGGTGGATACGAACTGCGCGACGTTCGCGAACAACTCGCAGGGCGCGATGGGGAGCGCGCTGACGCGCTCCTTGCCGGAGGACGCACCATCACCATCAATGGGATGGTGTACGGAGCGTCATGGGAGGACGTGCAAAGCAGGAAACGCGATCTCGCCGCGATCTTCGCGCACAACTCCACCGAGGGGCTGCTAAAGGTTCCCGATCCAACCAGCTCGGTTGAGTCTTCTTTCTACGAGTACGCGAACGATCTTTCGCCCGTTGCGTATTGGAGACTCGGAGAGAGTTCGGGAACGTCAGCGCTGTCCGCAACTGGCTCATACACGGGAACCATTGCCGGCAACCCCACGCTCGGAAGCGAGGGGGCAATAACCGCGGATGAGGATACGTGCATTGATTTTGATGGAACGGGCGACTATGTGCAGGTGGCGTACGCGGCGGCGCTGAACCCGTCGACGTTTACGGTGTCGGCGTGGGCGTGCGTTGACGGTGGCGCTGGCACATCACGCGGCGTGTGTGGCGCCAGAAACGCAGGCTCCACAGCAGGGTGGAGGCTCTACGCCACCGCCGCAAACGTATGGTCTGCAACGCTCTACGACGCTGGCGGCCAGTCCGCTGCGGTCGTTAGCAGCACCGCCGCCACTGTCGGGGAGTGGTTTCACCTTGCGTTGAAGTATGACGGCACCACTCTGACGTTCTATATCAACGGCGCGTCTGTAGGTACCAGCACCGATACGTTCGTGGCAAACAGTACCGACGATTTCTTTATCGGCGCGTACGACGAAGCGATCGTTGCACCGTTCAACGGCAAGATTGATGACGTTCTGCTGTTCAACACGCCCCTTACCACGGACCAGATTTTGCAGCTGTATCGGCGCGGGTCCGGGGAGGTCGCCAATAACGACACAACCGGGTACGAGCATTCCACTTGTCGCGTGATTGATCCAGTTCGTTTCGGTGATCATGTGGGGCTTGGCGCCTGCCCGTATACGGTTGTGCTTCGCGCGTCTGATCCGCGCATCTACCACGACTATCCAGAGTCGGGTAGCGGCGCTGGCGTTGCAATCAGTAACGGCGGGCAGTGTGAGGCGCCAGTGACCCTCACATGCACAATGCAATCGGGCTTGCCCAGCGTGGAGATTGATCGGATCGCAGCCGACACGGGCGGCCAGATCGGATTCATTCTCGACCGCCTATCCGGTAGCGATGTGGTTGTAGTACGAACCGGGGACCGCACCGCGGACTGGACAACAACGTACCACAACGGACGCCTGAAGCTGTTCGATCCAATCGCGTATTGGCGCCTCAACGAAACGAGCGGCACCACAGCCGACAATTGCGAAGGCACATCATCGTACGACGGGACGTACACAAACACCCCGACACTAAACCAGAGCGGGCACGCTTCAAGCATTGTTTCTACCAGCTTTGACGACGCCTCGTCTGAGTATGTGACCGTGCCGTTCGCTGCGGCGTTGAATCCCGCGGTGTTCAGTATCGAGGCGTGGTGCCTATTCGATGACGCCTCGGGCGCTGGCGCGATAGCTGGATCGTTCCGCAACAATGGCGGCGCATACACGGGCTGGTCACTGCGGCGTTCTGGCAACTCGCTAGTGTTGCAGTGGTGGACTGGCTCGGGTACAACAGAGGGTTCGCTGCAAGCGTTCACGGCGCTCGATGCCGCAACGTGGTACCACATTGTCGCGGTTATGGGCGAGGACGGCCCACGCCTGTACATCGACGGCGAGTTGCAGGTAGCGATCTCGTTCACGAACGCCGGAGCGGTCTTCAGCCCGGTCACAGCTAGCAGCGCCTTCACAATTGGGCGCGTCACTGACGGGGGCGGTAACGCCTACATCGACGGTAAGATAGATAACGTCGCACTGTACGCGCAGGCGCTCACAAAGCAACAGGTCGCAGACCTGTACGCCGCCAGCGCCGCCAGCGCAACATTTGAGAACTACGGCGGCTACGTCATCGAACCCGCGATGACGGAATGGTTCAACATACCAGTCGGTACCACAACTATCGACGAGGGCAGCCTTCAGGACCTGGCGTACAGCTTCCGCGAGGCGCGCCTCTGATGGCACAGTACCAGTGGGTCATACAGGCGCGAAACGGTACGCCCTATGGCGAGCTTGAAAACCTCACGAGTCGCGGTTTCAGTATCCCGATCAACCGCCCCCCCGAAGCACGCGGAACGATCCGTCCAGACGACGCCAGCCCAGCACGCCAAATCATTCGCAAGGGTGGCGATTCTGAGCTTGTCATCTACCGTGACGGAACACCAATCGAGAGCGTATTCCAGCTCACGAACGTCGCGCCAGCAGGGGATGAGAGCGGAGAGCGCATCGAACTTGGGTGGCTAGGGATCCTCTCTTACCTCCAGCTTGGCACAGCGTACGCGGCAACGTCATATGCGACAACGGCACAAAGCCGAATAGCTTGGGGACTGATAAACACCTTCCAGGCGCGAACAGGTGCCAGCGCCTACGGGATCACGGATTTCGGGGCGCCCACAACCGACCCCACAAAGAGCGTTACCTTTGAGCAGGACACCGACATTCTCGATGCAATTATAGCGCTGTCTGAACGGTCTAGCGGGTTTGATTTCGGGATCGACGCTGGCCGCCGGTTTCGCTGCTACTACCCGCAGCGCGGCGAGGACAAGAGCGGCCTACTTACCCTCCAGTATGGCGTGAACGTCGACACGTACCAGTTCGTATGGGATACCAGCCCCGGACAGATTGGTACTGATTTTCGGATTGTTGGCGCGGAAACCACAGCAGTATTTACCGCCACGGACGCAACCGCCCAGGCGCAGTACGGGCGACGCGAGATTAGCGTCCAGGTTTCCGACTCGATAAGCGAAACCACGAACCTCCAAGAATGGGTCGATAACGCAATCGTAGAGCGCGACCACCCGCAGGCAATCCCGCGCGTACGCCTTTCGCGCGACCACCTATCACTCCCTTGGGGCTCGTACTGGGTCGGAGACACCGTGACACTCAGCATTCCCTCGGCAGACATCTATGGAAAGTTCCGCATCGTGCAACTGCACTGTGATTTGGATGAGAACGATAACGAAACCATTCACCTGGATCTGAACGAAGCATGAGCCGTGTAAAATTCATCAGGAATGCCTTGGCGCCACCCGCCGAGAACGCAACAAACAGCGCGCTACTCGGGGATCGTCGTCGCTTGCGCGCAGCGGAGGTTGCGCTGCGTACCGCAGTGAGTAAAACACGGTTCGCAGCGAAGGGAGATTTGCTTAGCGCAAGCGCAGCGGGAACACCCTCCACGGTGTCGCTGGGTACGGCTGGGCAGGTGCTCTACGCCAACGCGCACGCAAACGACACAGACGGCTTGAACTATGGCTACCCCCAGGCGGTTGGGGAGCAGACGCTGATGCGCGCCCTGGGGTACGACGGGCTCTGCATGAGCTGTCCAATTGACGAGGCCAGCGGCGCGTCCGTTGCGCTCGTTGATGGCAAGGTCATCTACCAGGCGGTGTACCTGCCATACCGCGCGACGATCACGGGCGTGTATTTTTTGCAGCGCGTATCGGGTACCAGTACCATGACGACCGCAAAGGTCGGGCTCTACACGTATTCTGGTGGCACGCTCACGCGCGTGGCGTCTTCATCCAACGACACGACCCTCTTCAAAGGGACAGCTGACACGTTCACAAAGAAGGCGTTTTCAGCGACGTATGACGCGGTGCCGGGCCTCTACTACGTTGCTTTGTTTGCTGATTGGTCTGTGGCTGGTACCGTACCAACGCTTGGGCTGCGCGCGTCGTATGGGCTCGGCCTACCTGCGGCGATGTCCCAGGCGATGGGGTACGCAGTTACCGGGCAAACAGACCTGGACGCCAGCGAAACGGCGGCGGGTGCTTTCAACCAGCCATACTGGGTTGATTTGTACTAGGTAGTTACCCCTCGCGCGGGTGTGCTCATGTGCATGAGCGAATCCCCCAGGGCACCGCACCCAAAAGTCAAAGCCGGTGGCGCTGCGGGCGCGGCGAGTGTCGTGCTCGTGTGGTCGCTCGGGCAAGCCGGTGTAGGTGTTCCGCCTGAGGTTGCGAGCGCGCTCACGGTACTC